CTTCGGGGGCCGGGACGCGAAACCTGCTCGGGGTTTCCCCAAATTTCCCCAAAAAACGCAAAATAACTATTGACAACCCCGCCAAAGTGTGTTAAAATAGGATTAGCTCGTAAAAACCTCGTTTTTGTACTTCGTTTTCGCACTTTGGCGCAGATAGCATCACTTTCGCACTTCGTTTTGGCACTTCGGCGCCCCGCTACGGGGTTTTACGCAGTTTTTCGTTGCCTAAAGTGCCTATTTTAGTGGGTTTGTGCAAATTTTCGCCAACTAGACTCGTAAGATTATAATTTCTGGCGATATTTTTGAAAAAGCTATTGACAAGTCTCCCAAAGTGTGATAAAATCGGCGCGATTTGCCAAAGTCAACAAAAGTTCCTTAAAATAATTGATTTATTTTCGCTTTACCTATTGACTTTTTTGCCAAAGCGCCTATAATATACTCATATTTAGGAGAACATTATGGAAAAAGCAAAAAACACAAAAGTCGCTAAAAAAGCAGAACCAACAAAAGTCGCATTAGTGCGTGCTTTAGAAGAAAAAATCGGAACAACTGTCGGACACCTCAACTCTTTAGAAAGAGCAAACAAAGAAACAATTGTTCGCTTAGCAAAACTCTTCAGCTAAAGTGACAAAAGTCGAAACCCACTTCGGTGGGTTTTTTATTGCCTTTAAATGATAGTAAGTACTCACTATCACTGCAGCGGGGCTGGCCAAGTAGACTAATGTCCCAAAAGTTTTTTCAAAAAAGTGAAAATAATCCTTGACCCCGACCAAGATTTGTGTTATAATGGGCGCCGCTGGCTTCATGTAGACACTGACATCGTTTCGTTACTGCACTGTTCGGCGCAAGTCCACGTCACATCGTTTCGTTACTGCACTGGTCGGCGCCTTCGGCGCATATAAAAAAATTTTTAAATTTTCCAAATGAGAATGATTATCATTTATAGTAAGTGCTTACTATCATTTTTAGAAATAAAAAAATCTGAATGGATTAAGATTTCTCCCAACCCATTCAGATCAAAATCCAACATTACAAGGATTTGTTATTCTTCAAAATATCCGAAGCCATTACAGGAAATGCAATCATCAATTAAATAATCACCATTAATATTAATTGATTGCCCTCGCCCATTGCATGACATACAAGGTATTTTAATTCTTAGTTTAGGAATGGGGGATTGCTCCCCCTCTAAGATTTCCTCTTTATCAATATGCACGATACAATGCTCCATTCTCATAAGGCTCATAACAATAAGTAGCTTGATTATATTGCTTACCTAAGTCAGCTATTGCCTTTAGATTATTAACATTATCATCATAGAAAACCTTATCGCATTTTGCGTATGGTCTTAATCTATAAAGATAAGCTAATTGCTGTTGCTTCAATTCATAGTCAGCAGTCATACAATCAACAGGTCTTGATATTAATTTATCAAATAAAAACCCATTTCTTATATACCATTCATAACGATAGCTATCTACAGGAACAACATCAGCAGTACATATAATAACCATATCGCCATTTTTATAATGCTGGTTCATTTGGATTGCTAAAGGCATGATTGTATCTTGTTCAATCATTAAAGGCGTGGAATTTTCTTCCCATGCTTCTAAATTAATTGAGCCATCAGAATTAGATAATCTCCTATGGCTAGAGTCAACAATCGTACCATCTCCATCATAAATATAGATAGTGGGCGAGAGATTATAAAATCTCTCTATGTTCGCCCCACATTCATTTTTTAACAAGTTCATAAAAGCACCTGCGATATTTGAGCAACAACCATAACAATAGTTATTAGAGCAAGTTCTACATTTTCTTTATAGATTGCTGAAATGAATATTGAAATATTGCCAATCGTGATTAAGGTTATACCTGTTTCGCTTGGTATTGGATAAATGCCTTGTAGTCCTAAGAATACAAAGCAAATACCAAACCACATAACAAGGTTATCAGCGTTAACTGATAACCATGTTGCTAGTTTCTCTCGATTTCGTATTTGTCGATAAGTCATTCTAAAACCTACCTTTAAATATTTCTCTAAGATTATCTATAGCTGATTTAGATAAATGTTTTAAATGGTTAGGTAATGTTCTTTGTCTCCTAACATCTTTTATCAAATCTCTACGATAACTCGCTTCATCAGTATAAGGAAATTCTCCTTTAACTTTTAAATCCAATTCTAATTGCTTAGCCATTATTTACCCCCTGTTAAGTTTAATTGCATTTGCTTAGATTTCACATTCTTAGCCTTTTTGCCTTTGGCTCTCTTAGTCCTATTGATTAGAGATTGCTTTACAGAAACCCCATTCTCAAAATCAGACCTTGAAACCCCTTGAACATTATTAACAAAATGTTTCTTAATAATTGATTTATTATTTTTCCACAATTCCATTAATAACCTAAATTCGCATAAGGCGTCTCTCAATGCTGTATGTTGCTCAATGTAATATAAATCTTTTGATAAGTATCTCAACATTGTTTGTGCTGAATAAGATTTATTACCTTTAGCAGTAAGCATTTTTTCTTTGTCCTCTTGTTCTAAAGAATTGAGCCATGTTCTGAATGTTCTATTAGCTAAACAAATAGCTGATATTTCCATTAAATCAAAATGCTCAATCCCTCTAGGCATATAGAAACCTTTATCTGAAAGCTGATTTTGAGTTAATCTAATAGTGCCAACTTTTCTATTGCTTCCAATATCGAAGTTGTAATTATAAGAAGTGATGTAATCAACATTTCTTGTAATTAGTTCACGATTAAATTCTCTCATAATTTCTTTCCATTTCTTAACCTTATGAGGATTTTTAAAGGCGTCCTTTTGGGCTTCTTGGAACATAGGATTGATATTATATATCCACCCCTCGACCAATTCCCATTCTTCAGATACCTCGTTATATTGTTTGAACATTCCTTTCTTTTTAAAGTAAGCGTTCTCAATATTCGTAATTACTTCTTCAACATAATAATCCATATTATAAGTTTCAAAAGTATGCTCTTGCGTGATGTCTCCAAATACTGCCCCAAAGTGGAAAACCAATCCATGAGTATTAGTATTTTTATAGCAACATTCAGTATCAACAACACAAGCGATAATTCGCTTGTGTTGATTGTTTAAGGCGTTCAAGATTGAATACCTACGCCAAAATGAATTGCTAATTCATTTAGCACCTCGTGAGGGCTTCTCTCAATATCTTTTAAAACTAACTTCGTGTTAGTTCTAATGAGATTAGCTTTCTCAGTCTTGGTTAATTTCGCCCATGTTTTAGGTTTAGGCGTTTCCTTTTTATTAATTAAAGACATATTTAGTCTCTCCATAATTTGCGAGATTGTAAAAGGCTCTCGCTGTTAGCCTTATAATCATCAATTAAGAACAATACATTTACACATAAGATAGTTCCCATACCTGAAAAAATCAGTATGAGATAATCAAAGCGTGTGATGTATTCCTTAGTTAATAAATCCTCTCCCCATGAAAAGCCTAGCATTATAAATGCTAGGCAACCCATAGAAGCTAAAACAATGATTAACTTATTCATCTTGCTAACCATTGTTTTAGTGTTCTGATTTTTCCATTAAGCTGATTAATAGAATGTTGGTAATCTTTTAATTGTTTACCTATCTTCTGTGTCATCTTAGATTGTTTACCAATCTTCATAATGTATAAATCTTTTTCTTCTCTTATCTTGGCTCGTTCCCTTTCGAGTTCGTGCTTTATCTTTAAGAGTTTCATTCTCATTCGTTCGTGCATTATGCACCCCCTTCATAATAAGCTAATAGTAAATCTAAAAGCTCAGATTGTATTTTGTAGTATGTTTCCATATCTACCCCTTTAGCAATTTCAAGTTCTGATTGTTTGCTTTCAATCATCATAATTAAATTATCATTTGATAATTGGTTATTTATATTCGACATAATATGTCTCCTTGTAATGTTATATTTTGTAATTTCGCTTATCCTGTCGCAACAGTATAAGCTAGGATTTTTCTTAACCTCTTTGTGTATCGTTTTACGGCTTTCGCGTACGCCCTCGATTTCGCGAGGGGGGAAAGGTTCTCATGGCGTGGGCGTCAACCCCTTTCCCTATAAGGATATTATAAGCGATTTCGATAGGAAATTACCAGCAATTTCGAGGTTAAATATGCAGTTAAAAACCCATGTTTCAGCTGTCTAATTTTTATACAGGTGGTCAATTTTTATACAGGGGGGATATTAGACATCAAAAATTTTTTTTTCTAATAGCCCCTCCGCATGTACAACTTTAAGAGATTTTAATTATTTGGTAAAAGGGCCATTAGTGTATCATAATGATACTCTCTTACACGGACTTCAAAGGAAGCTTAGTATATGCTCGAACCACGGGGTCTTTCCCATATACCCAACAAAAATAATTCTTGACACCCCCTCGAAAATTTGATATAATTCACATATGAAGAATGAAATCGCAACCAAGATGTCTCCAGAGGGATTAACCATTGCTAATACTTATTTAGAGGTTGGTAATGTCCCAGCAGTTTGCGCCCGTCTAAAAATGGACACAGCTAAAGTCTCGGAAATGTTAAACAAACGAGAAATAAAAGCATATATAGACCAAGTCTATCTGGACACTGGTTATCGCAATCGATTCAAACTAGCAAACTCACTAGACGACCTAATAGAACGGAAGCTTGAAGAAGCTGAAGAATCACAAATCTATACAAACAAAGATCTAGCCGATCTATACGTAATGGCACACAAAATGCGTGTAGACGAAATGAAGGCTATGACAGAACTTGAGAAGGCAAAAGCATCAAATATCAAGAATCAGACAAATGTACAAATTAATTCAGAACTACCTTTCGGACAAGGTAATTATGGAAAACTTATGGAGAAACTTTTAAAGGAGGATGATAATGTTGTTAAGTAATTATATGGACGGTAAAAAGAGCGCAGAAACATTTCTAGAGAATGGAGTGTACGGATGTAATTTTTACAAAAAAGAAAAGCATATAGCCAAAGAGCTATATCCCGGACATAGTGAGTCATGGGCAGAGAACTGCGCAGAAAACTATGTATTAGGAATTAAGAAAATTGTACAGCAAGGAAGTAACTAAAAGGTTTTACGATGTTTTGGCAAGTCCAAAACAATTTAGCGTGGGCAGGTTCGATCCAAAAGACCCCGCTGTAGCCACCGGAATGATAGGAGCCCCAGCATGTGGGGACGTCATGAAGTTACAATTAAAATTAAATGAGCAGAACATAATCGTAGACGTCAAATTTAAGACGTATGGTTGTGGGTCTGCTATTGCATCATCTACTATGTTTGTAGAGATGTTGAAAGGTAAGACAATAGAAGAAGCTAAGGAAATCAAAGACAAGGACATTGCGACTGCACTTGATTTACCGCCTATCAAATTACATTGTTCCGTTCTAGCAGAAGGTAGTATTAAGAGTGCTATACAAAACTGGGAGGATAAGAATGTGGAAAAAATTTCACAGACTGATGAAGGCAGGACGACTGCCGAAAGTCTTTAAACTAATAACTTAAATGGAAGTCACGGATATAGCATATGAAAAACTTTTGGAAAGAGGAGCACAAGAAGGCAATACTAGCTTTTTTATCGCTCTGCGCCCAAACGGTTGTGCTGGTTTCGAGTACATCTTTGATTTTGCTGATGATGGCGTTAAGAACGGTCACCATGACCATTACACGTATTATAAAGGCGAGATCAAAATAATAATCGATTCTATGTCATATGCTTATCTAAACGAGGTAGTCTTGGACTACCAAACAAACGGACTTAACGAAGAATTTAAATTCGTTAATCCACAAGCGACTGCGGCCTGTGGCTGTGGTCAATCAGTAGGATTCTAATATGAATAAACTATTATCACTGCTTATAGCAGTACCTATGTTCGTATCAGCAGGCTGGTCGACAGACTCAACAGTTGGCACAGATTACATTTGGAGAGGCGTAAGCCAAACTCAAGGTGATCCAAGTTGGCAACAGAATATTATGTTTGACACCGATAACGGTTTTTATACTGGACTATTCTTAGGTAACGTAAAGTTAACTGATGAGACAGATATAGAAACTAGCATGTGGGTTGGAAAGCATACTCAAATGGGTTGGTTGGGTTTAGACTTAGGTTATATTAAATATGACTATCTAGACAAGACAGTACCAAGCTTTGAAGAAACCTATGTAGGCGTAGACTTTTGGAAAGTCAACGCTAACTGGTTTAAGGATATGGACACCGATTCCGAATATTTGGAGTTAGGTTTTGACGTACTAGACCTTGGAAAATGGGGTATGGAAGTCATGCATATGTCTGACGATATGAACTTAGACATGTACGGATTAAAAATGAAGTATCATATGTCAAACAAACTAAAAGTAAACTTTACAGTTTACGAAGAGGAACAACTTGTTTCTTTAAGTTATGTTTGGTAAATGGAACAGGCATTTAGTCTAATAGCTGACCTAGGAGCCCCTATTGCAGGGGCTTTGGCAGCTGGAGTTTTTATATTTATAATCATGAAACAGATAATGTCTGGAGTAGTTGGACAGATAGGTACACTAAAAGGTTTCACCGAAAGTCTCGTAACCAGAATTAAAACAATGAATAACGATATGATTAGATTAGACACTAGTGTAAGTAGCGCTTTAGAACTTACACCAGATTTAGATAGAATTGCTAGAGCAGAAAACTTCGTAGAGGATGGAAAACTAGACGTCAGGAGAGATTAATGGAAACTGTAGTATTTTATGTTGAAGAATTTGGTTTCCCTGTAGTCGCAATGGTGGGACTTGGATATTTCGTATATTATGTCTGGAACACAATGACAAACGTGATTGGGCCAGCAATAAAAGAAATGCATTTCGCACTAATAAAGCTGATAGACCAAATACGTATGCTCGACAACGATATGATTCGTTTACAGCAAAAGGTAAACACTGTTTTACAAATGAAAGAAAATGAAAAAAAGCGTAATAACACTAGTAGTACTAGCAACGACAGTAAACGCAACGGAACTAGTACATAAATTTGGCTCACCTAGTTTTAGTGGGATTAATCAATCTGCACACTATTTAACTATTGATGAACAAGAAAGAACAAGAAAAGAAGCATTAGCACAAAAAGCTCAGGATGCTTTAGACGAAGCTCAAAGAGAAGCTGAAAACACAACACTTGCAAAATTCCTAAGAAACTTAGAAAGTAGAATTTACTCTACACTTGCGAAAGATATCTCGGAGTCCTTATTTAATTATGATACTCCAGGCACCTTAGAAAATCCTATATTTGGAGAAATCTGGTTAGAAGGAAATAGAATCATCTGGATGAACGATGGCGTCAATATTACATTGACTGTCGAAGAATGGATGGATGGAGTTCTACTTTCTACTACTACGATTGTAATACCAGTAGGACAGTTTGGTGGATGTTTTTCAGATTGTGCAAGCGGTTAAGTTACTCTCAATATTATTAATACTACAAGGCTGTGCTGTAATTGGCATGCCTCAATCAAACATGGACTGCGATGGCGATTTCTTAGCCTGTACGCAAGGTCCTGTCATACAGACATCTGCTACAGAGCAGTTGTTGAATTTACCATACCCAAACCAAAAAACTATAGTAGCCGTTTACCAGTTCAATGACTTGACAGGTCAAAGAAAAGGTGGAGATAACATTGCTAGTTTCAGTACTGCAGTGACGCAAGGCCCACACCATATACTAATCGAAGCACTTAGAGATGCTGGTAGAGGTAACTGGTTTGTAGTTGTAGAAAGAACAGGTTTGGATGGACTTACGAAAGAAAGACAATTAGTGCGAACTACCTTTGAAAATTACGGTGGTGGCAGTGATGCAAAAACAATTTTAAAACCCCTGTTATATGCAGGAATGATTATTGAAGGTGGAATAATTAGTTATGACACTAACATAAGAACTGGTGGTAACGGTGCTCGATACTTAGGTATCGGTATGAAAAATCAATATCGTGAAGATATCGTTACAGTAACATTAAGAGCAGTATTAGTTCAGACAGGAGAAGTCTTGTTAAATGTTACAACCACAAAAACCATATTGTCTACTGGAGGTGGAGGCGATGTATTCAGGTTCATAGAACTTGGTACGGAACTCGTTGAAATCGAAAGTGGCTATACGGAAAACGAAGCTGTTGGACACGCTACAAGAGCTGCTATTGAAGCAGCTGTATACGGTTTAGTTGTTCAAGGCCTCGAAAAAGAGGTTTGGGATTTTAATTACTCAAGCCTGGGAGAAAAATAGAATGAAAAAGATACTAGGACTATTCGCGATATGTCTATCTTTTACAGCGTTCGCTGGGAACAATGATATTTATATCACCCAGACAGGTACAGGACTTACTTTGACTATTGACCAAATTGGTGCTACTAACACAGTTGGTACATCTAGTTCAAGAGCAACTTTGTCAGGTACATCTATGACAGTAGATATAGACCAGATTGGAGATACTAACTCCTTTTTAGCTTCTATCCTACAAGGCAACTCATCCAGTTGGACGTATAGCGTTACTGGTGATTCTAACTCAGCTACTTTAGCTGTTGGAGCCACAGGTGATGCAGCTAGCTCAGATTTTGATTATATCACAGTCGGAGATAGTAACGTACTATCCTGGACACAAGGAGCAGCTTCAACTGCTACTGGTGCAAACAATGATTTTGCAATAACTGGTACATCTAATAGTGTTACTGGTGTTTGTGAGGTTGTGGGTTGTATTAATAATTGGGATATAGATGGTAATAGTAATACTATAACCACTTTACAAACAGGTTCAGCTGACCATGCTATTACGGTAGCATTAACTGGTAGCTCAAATACTGTAACTATTGACCAAACTGATACTGCAAGTACGAACGTTGCAAACATAATATCTACCACATCAAGTGGTACTATTAATGTAGACCAATGCGCATCTGGCTGTTAGCACTTTTTAGTGTTTCGGCCTTGTCAACTGAAATAGGAGAGATATCTGAATTACGGGGTACCGGCGAGATAACTAGAAGAGATTCTGGAGACTCTTTGACTGCAGAACTACAGTCAGATATCCTCCCTTTCGATGATGTTAGAACAGGAAACGGCAGATTAGCCATTGAGTTTTTAGACAATTCAGTTGTAAGACTCACAGAACAATCAAAACTAATCATAGATGAATACATTTATGACCCAGATCCAAGCAAGTCAAAAATGGCACTCAACATGGCGTCTGGAACAGCTAGGTTTATTTCAGGAAAGTTCGGTAAAATGAACAAAGAGAATATAAGCATAAAGACTCCCACAGCTCAAATAGCTATTCGTGGGACAGATTTCACAACAACAGTAGACGAGCTAGGAAGAAGCCTCGTTATACTACTTCCCGATGAATTCGGAAACTCATCAGGAGAGATTACAGTAACAACAGCAGCAGGAGTAGAGGTTCTTAATGAGGCCTTTCAAGCTACTATGGTATCAACATACGAACAAAGACCAACACCCAAGGTTAAACTCAGTGGTATCACACTTGGAATGATTGACAATATGCTTATAGTAAATAAGCCCCAAGAAGTAGTACAAGCTGTTGAAGAACAAGAAGCAGGAGTATCACCGACTGCCGAATTAGACAAAGACTTCTTTGACGATGCCCCAGATTTAGACTGTGATGCATTAGTAGAAGAATGTGATGAAGAAGATAAAGAAGTCACAAGACTAGACATAGATTTATTAGGTGTAGAATTTCTCGTAGACTTATTAGCATTAGTAGAGACTACAAATAAGAAAGGCTCACAGGCTTCTCAGCTAAATGGAGTAGAGTTAGAAGGTATCATAGGAGGATTCGATCCAGTATACCAAACCTACACATTTGTTGAAGGAGATGTAATTTATTTTGTACATGAAGGACAAAACAACTACGATATAGGTATCGACACAAGCGCAGGTACTTATTTATATATTGACAATGCAGGAGTAATTATGGAGGTAAGTATAAATGGTTCGGGCGATAACGTTATTATTATTAATCAGTCCCCTTAGTTTTGCAGGAGATAACTCTACTACAATTATTACTAAAGGTACTAACAATCAAATCACTACTAAACAAATTGGCAATGGTAATACTACCACTATTCTTTGCGGAGCAAATTCAGGTGGAACTATTCTAGGAGCTAATTATAGTTCTCACAGCTGTACAAATGCTACATGGAGTAGTATAGTAGAAGGTAATAGTAATAATGTTAAGATGTTTACTGTATGGTCAAATAACATAGGAAACTCTACTACCGTAACTATAGACGGAAACGATAACTATGCATATGTTGACCAAGACGAAGACGACAATACAGTAACCGTTACTCAAACAGGGAATGATAACCATTCGGAATCATTAGGCTCAGGAGACGACAATGTTTATTCAACTACTCAAACAGGAAACAACAAATATAGTAAAATATTCTTTTTCGGTGATGATTCTAATATTACTGTTAATCAGTATGGGACTGGCCAACATAATTCTTATATTTATGGAAATGGTGGTGCGCACCGTAACACGGCTAATGTAACTCAATATGGCACTGGAAATAAAGATGCAGACATATTCTTTTACAACTCTGATAATGAAGTAGACTTAACACAATATGGAGCAGGAGCTCATGTAGCAAATATGAAATTTTATACAACAGGATATGATGTAGGAGTAACACAGTCTGGTGCTACGAATCAATCTTATACTGCAACTTTTAACTGTACGTCAGAATGTACAAAAACAATAACAATCACACAACAATGAAACAAGAAAAACTTTTACAAGTCGTTAACTTATCACCCAGCGAAAGCATGCTAGAAAAAATAGTAGACGTACATCCTATGAAACAAATATTTTGGATGTCAATAGTCCAAGTATGTGTATTTGGATTTATGTTAGTATCTTTCGCAACTATCAATCTATTTTTAGCATGAACAAATTATTTAACTTAGGACTCATGTCCGTCTTTTTAGGACTCCTTATATGGAATCCTAGCCCTTTACAAATACTAGAACTAAAAGTATTTGACTATCTCATAACATCTGGTGAGCCAGTACAAAATGAGAATATTCTTATAGTAGACTTAGATGAAGAAATCGTAGAAGCATACGGAGGTTATCCATTACCGAGAGACTTATACGCATCTATTATAGAAAAAACAAGTGCTGTGCCTGGCATTACAGTGTTGATGCCAGACCCAGACTTGCGTAATCCAGCCAATGATTTCAAACTGGCCTCTGCTATGAGCGATATACCTACTGTTCTAGCTTCAGCAGTCTCTTTACAATCAGAGAAAAGCGGTCCTCATGTAGGAACTGCACAATTAGGAGAGGATCCTACACCATGGTTGTTTAAATATCCTGGCATAATACGTACTGAGAGGAATTTATCACTAACTCGTTCCGGCGCAGGTATCGTTACAGCAACCCCAGAGCTCGATGGAGTCACAAGAAGAGTTCCTCTTGTTGTAAATGTCCAAGATAAGCTATATCCATCCTTCGCTTTAGAACTTTTACGCGTGGGAGTTGGAGATCCATCGTATCAATTACGTACT